GCCCTGTTCGACGCCGGCTCTTGTGGTGTCGGACACGGCCATGGCCGTATCCGAAGTGACCTTGGCAGCGGTCTGCGCACCGATCAGGCCGATTTTCACAGCGGCGTTCTTGATAGCGATTGCAAGTTCAAAGGCACGGAACACCTTTTCAGCGGCTGCCATGGCTTTGAAGCCATCCGAGCCTTCTTTGAAGAAGCCCTTCGCGGCCGAGGCGAGATTGCCATAGTGGTTGATCTCGGCAGAAGCCTGGGCAACGCGCGCATCGGCGTATTGGAATGAGGACCTGCCGTATTCACGCTCTGCATCGGCGACGCGGCTAGCAGCGGCCACCTGCGCAGAGGCAAAACGGGTAATCTCGACGGTGATGCCGCCAATCGCCCCGCCAACTGAACCGAAAGCATCGGCCATGCCCTGAGCCGCAGCTTCAGTGGCCGAGACCATGTCCTCAAGGCTTGTGAGGAACTGCTCCTGGTCCGTTTGGGCAAAGTCAGCCTCCATCAGGCGGGTGCGTGCAGCCCGATATCGTTCCCAAGCTTGGGCGCCGCGTTCGAGCACAATCTGCTCGCGCTCCGCCTCAAGATTGGCGACTGCCTGCGCCCGTGCGGACTGGCCCAGAAGTGCGACCTGCTGTTCAAGCGGGGCGACCGTTTGGCGAAGGAACTCAGAGGCGGCGAACGCGCGGGTTGTCTGTTCCCATGCTTCACCAGCTTCGAGAATAGCGATGCGCGCCGCGTCGGTAGGCGCCTTCAGCGCCGCCATGGCGACTTCCATGCGCTTGATCTCGAGTCCGGTCTTGCCGATCTTGGCTGTTTCCAGCGTAAGATTGGCAGCAAAGTCTCGGGCAGCCTGGAGAGCACGCTCGGCCTCGCTTGCTTCGCGAGACTGACGGCCAGCACCAGCCCGGTCCGGGCGATCACTGCGGATCTCAGCCGCACTTGCAGCCAGGCGCTCGCGTGCAGCTTTCAGGCTGTTTTCCCGCCACTGTGCAGAAAAGGCGTCCATCATCCCAATGGCATCGCCGAAGGCCGAGGCGAACTCGTCCCGGACCTGAGCGCCCATCCGCGCCGTCGATCCAGCAAAGCTGTTTTCCAATCGGGGCAGCGCCACACTCTCGATCTGACCGATGGTGGCAAGGCCCACCCGGTCGAGCACCGGGTTGACCCAGTTTGCCAGCCAGTTCAGCGCGGCAATCGCCTTATTGGCGAGATATTCAATGCCAGCGATAGCGAGATTGGCGGCGCCCACGGCTGCTTCACCGATCACGCCAGGCAGCGACGACCAGAGGATCCGGATCGCGTTGAACCCGCCGACCCAACCAGCATAGAGGATCGCGACAGCATATTTGCCGACCTGAAGGATCGCTTCAAAGGCGGCGACCGCCCAATCTTTTAGGGTGGAGAAGACAGGCCCAAGGTTGAGGCCGTCCGAGACGGTGGTCCACAAACCCTTCATGGTGTCGCCGACCGTGATCCCGACCGGCCCCAGCTTCTCCATCTCCTTGGCGGTGAGCCCAAGGCTAGCGGCATATTTGTCGAGTTCACCCGACTGTTTGACGCTGGACTGGAACATCTTGAACGCGCCGAACGCGAGTGCAGCGGCAGCGGCTGCCGCCAGCAGATACGGGTTAGTAAGCGCGGTCGCTGCCGCAGTGGCGGCCAGCCCCAGCAGTGCCCGGGCCATGCCGCCGATCCCGACGCCTGCCTGCATGGCGATCTGACCGATCTGGCTGCCCTGCTGCATGAACACGGTCATCGGCTTCTGGCCTGAGAACAGGCTGACCACCACGTCGTTGAGCTGGTAGACGAGATTTTGCATCTGATGGCCGGCCAATTTTGCCGAGCCGCCCATGCGGGTCATTCCGCGCGAGCCGACGGCCTCAATGGCCCGGTCAGCCTGAGCTGACGAAGCCGCAACATCCCCCATGGCGCCTGCCACTGACCGCTTGATGTCAGCCATCTCCTTTTGGAGGCGGGCGACATTGGTGATCATCTCAATCTCGAGGGTGCCTGCCTTCATTTTGCAGGCTCCTTCGACATCATCAGCGCCCGGAAGGCGTTGGTCACTTTCCGGGAAACTTCATCACGGTTGAGAACGGACGTGGTGGTCCAGGGCGGCGGACAATCCGGCTCGCGGGCGCGGACTGTTTCGGCGACGAACTCCACAGACAGGCGTCGCAGCAGGCGGACCAGCCAGGGCGGCAGGTCTAGCCCCATGCATTGCTGCCACTGGCTTATCGAGCCCCATGAGATGGGCACTGCGCCCATCGCACCGGGATCGGTTGGGCCAACTTCCATCAGCCAGTCGATCACCCATGGGGTGCGAATGGGCGGAAAGTCGGGGGCGAGATCGTCGATGGCCATCCGCTGCAGCCGGGTCAGCGGTTCGGTGTCAGCGTCGGGTTTGGCCTGCTTGGGTGAGCGCGGCTTTGGCGCCGTGCCGAGCCAAGCCAGTTGCCGGACGTAGAGGCTCAGCTCTGACCTGAGCTCTTCGTAAAATTTGCCCAGTCATTGATGTGAGCGGCGACCTGGGTGGCGATGAAACCGATCGAGGGATCGGCATAGGCCTTGCGGAACAGCTCCTGACCTTCTAGCCCATCAGCGGGCGGATAGGTAAAGGCATTGAAGCTTACGGTGCAGGCGGCCAGAAAATCGGCCTGCTCAGCGAGCTTTCCCTCGGCCGACTGGTCCATCTTCCCGCGCTTCTTGATCTTGTCCATCAGCTGGTTCTGCTGGCGGGCCTGCGCGCGTTGGTAGACCTTCGAGCCCGGGCCGTAGACCGTAATAGAGAGCCGCTTGCCCTTGTCATCAAAGAGCGGGGCGTCGTCGCCGCCGACGAGTTCCACGGTGGACGTGTCGGTTGCAGCGAGTGTGGTGATGTCAAACATGGCAAGCTAATCCTTTTGGTGGGAGAAAAATACGCAGCCGCCGGCCGTCCGATCAATATCGAACTGCAGGCGTCAGTTTGCGGTAATTAGGAAGGGCGGCGTTAGGCAGTTTCGGGCAGGACGATCCAGTAGCGCGTGCCCTTGCGTTCGCCAGTTCGGCGAAGGGCACATTTTTCCACCAGATCACTTAGGTCTCTCGTAGCTGTAGCCGAGGTTGCTCCAGATATGGTGCGGTAGTTGTCAGCGCTAAGCCCGCCTTCAAAACCATTAGGTCCAGCTTTAAACATTCTGAGCAAGACCTTTTCTTGGCGCGAATTGATCTGGCCGTGCAGGCGCAGCATCATTCGCGCCTTGCCAATTAAATGCTCAACCCAGGCAACCGACTGGACCTGAGCGGCAAGCGTCATTTTCGCAAACCAACCCAACCACTCATTGATGTCCAGGGACCGGCTCGCTGCCTCAAGCTGATCATAATAGCTTTTGCGATGCTGCATAAAGGTCGACGAGATCCCGGTCAGCATTGGACCATTGCGTCCTTGCGCCAGAGCCTTCTCCGCAATCACTCGGCCCAGACGGCCATTGCCGTCCTCAAACGGGTGAATAATCTCAAACCACAGGTGAATAATACCTGCTCTTGCGAGGGGCGAGACAGGATTTGCTCCATTTGGCGCACTATCGGCAAACCAGCATAAAAAACGATCCATTTCACGGACAACTACAGCAGATGGCGGGGCCTCAAAGTGAACCTTTCGTTTATAGTCAGGGCCTGAGACGATCTGCATGGGCTCTTCATGCACCCTGTATCCGCCTACTATTTCTAAGTCAGTGCGACCCGACATCACTAAGCGGTGCCAGTTGTACAATGTCTCATGGTCAAGCGGCGTATTGAGGGTCGCAAACAGGTCGACCATTAGCGTTGCGATACCCGCTTCAGCAGGGCCAATGCGCCTGTTATCTGTCTGCAGCCCCAATTGGCGTCGGACTGAAGACTGGACACTGTCGCGATCAAGGATATCCCCCTCAATGGCAGAACTATCCAGCGCCGAACGGCTCATCAAATCGACCACCAACTGTGATCTATTGTCCTGATCCAGATGGCTAGACGAACCGATTAACACGCCGGATTTTTCCGCAAATGCAAGCTCTTCGCTAGCCAGTCGGGCGCTATCCCAACGGAAGTTGGGCCAGTTGGGGTCTTGCCAGTTCCATTGCATGATCGATAAACCTCTTTATATCGATCATCTTATTGCCAAATCATGATCTATAAAGCAAGCGGATATGCCGCATATAAAGGATCACTAAGGCGCCAGCACCTCGACAATGCCTACGCCGGCAGAATTGGTGGTGAGTTCCAGCGTCACGGTGGCGGTGGTGATCTGGTCGACCGAGCCGACGTTGACCTTGAAGCTCATCACCTGCGCCTGGAAATAGTATTTATCGCCGTTTTGAGTAGTAACAAGGAAGCTGTGATCGGCATCGGACATTGATGCGGATTTGAGCAAAATCTGGCCAGTATCATCGGTATCAAGACCCATTTGGATGGTCATCGTACCCTGATTGAAGCTGCCCTTTTTCTTCACCACACCGCGGCTGCCAACAGGGTTGAAGGTCACGAGATTGAACTCACGGCCAAATTCGCCAAGGTCAGAAACTTCGCCAACCACCGTCATGGTAAGCGCGTTGTAGCCTGTGGGGTCAAAGGTCGCAGGAGAAGATGCCGACACCTTTAACGTGGTACCGGCAGAAGTCCGAACAGTCATAAATCAAGTCCTTATTGAGGGGAGGCTTCAACGCGCCTCGTTAAATGAGACGCGCAAATCTTGGCTTTGCATGTAGATACCGGTCTCCTCGTCGAGGAAATCTGGTCCGACGGAATCTGTGTGGACGGTCACGTCAAAGAGCCCGCCGATGGTGGGCATATGGTCGGCAGCAGCCCTGCGGACAGCCGCGAGAATGGCTTTTACTTGGCGGTAAGACGCCGCAAGTACGGTCAGTTGAACGCGCTCGGTCACCCGGCGTTTGGGTCCCGGTGCCGGGATGTTTCGATCGACGCTGCTGACCGACATCAGCGATATCGCCGGCAAGTCCGTGCCCTGAGGCAGCATTCCAGCGGCGATACGCGCCGGAGGCACAAGCGCCGTCATCCCGGTGTCGGTCACCAGGAGGGTACGGACCGCAATAACCCCGTTCATTCGTCGTCGATCTCGAGCTTCGGCGCCTTGAGATCACCAATCTGCACGCGGTGGGCGATGTAGGCGCCCATGGCGCCCACGGCTTCCTCGGCTTTCTGGTCGAGAGCGGGGCGCAGGAACGGTTTGGCGGCGTGGCCCGGGTGCATCACCACGGCACCGACGAAGTTCTCGCCAATCTTCAGGCTGCCACGTTTCACCATCTTGTTGATCGTGCCGATCGACACCGCACGGGGGCCGCGGCGTGTCTCGCGTACTGGCTTGTCTGCATCGGAAACCGAAATCAGGTGCGGCGCAACGCCATATTCGATGAACAGGCCAACATATGAGCCTGTTCCGCGCAGTTTAACGTAGGAGGAGAGCTTACTGCCCTCAACCCGCGTGCCGATGCCGATCGCCGTCTTGAGCTTGCCTGTGCGGACAGGGACATTGGCCTTCGCCTGTTGCTGGATCACCTTGGCGCCAGCGCGAAGCCCGCCGCGGATAACGTTGCGCTCAAGGTTCTTGGGCAGTTCATCAAGCAAGCGCAGCAGTTCAGGTCCGCCCTTCAACTTTATAGTCATGGTGCGGTTCCTTGACTGGAGTGTTCTTCGACCATGATTTCCATGGCCTCGCGCCGGCCAAGCGTCGCCGGGCCAGAGACAATCTGGTGAATGCGATTGTCGAAGATGACGCGCATATCAGCAACGAGCCCCGCCAAATAACG